CTGATCCTGACACCACTAACAGTAATACGATCAGACATACACCTAGACTTACCAACATCCATTATTTGTTTGGATTTACTTGGCATATTTTTGACAACAAGAAATGGTTGTACCATCCCTGTTTGCACAACAGCAAGTAGTCTATGTTGACCATTGACTAGAGTGCCATCTTTATCAAAACAAATGGCAGAGTCAGATAAGATGAAACGACTATTTCTCATCTCTCTTTTTAATTCTTCAAGATTATTTCTACTAATCTTGCGATTATTCTCAAAATTTTTCTCCAGATAAAATTGTGCTTTTTCTGGAGTAATAAATTCTAAAGAATAGTCTATGCCCTCATATAAAGTTGAGAGGGCATTTTCTATTTGTGAAGTCATACTGTCTGAGTTACCTTTTCTTCAGTTTCTTCAAGTTCTGCTTCAGCTTCGGCTTTTTCTATTTCTCTTATTTTTGTAAATAGAACAGCAGCGAGTGTTTTCATTACTTCTAATTCAGCTTTATCAAATTGTTTATTGCCTACTTACTATAACATGAAAGGTATATAACTCTCAGTATGTTTTCAATCCGTAACAATGTTACTTTCGCTTTTTAGTTAGCTTAGTAACAACTTGTTTCACTAAAGGGCGGACAAGCTGAAGTACCAATGGTGCAGAAGCACCAACCAAAGCAAGGCTAAAGACCCCAACAAACTGAGGAGCAGATGGAATGTATTGTTCTTTCCACTCAACTGCTTCATATAGAGTTATACACTCACTTCCATCTTGCCCTCTCTCATGTCCAATAACACGTTCTAACTTTTTATCGTTACGAAAATCTCCTACTCTTTGGTCATTTTTTCCAGGACAGGGAGGAAAATCTGGTGGGGGAGGGTCAGGTAGTGGAGGAATATCTGGCTGTTTTGTTTCTGGTAAGGGCGGTGGTTCATTATCAATAGGTGCTTCTTCTGTAATGACCAGATTCTCAGGTGTATAGTCAAGAGGAATAAAACTAGGAAACGGAAAGTCGCACGTTGTAAATACACCATTTGGATCTTCCAATAATAAATTATGATTACCTGTATTTTTTATATCACGATGCTGATAAGTACAACCAGGAACATTAATCTCAGGTGGCTTGGTTACTTGAATATAGTGTGGACTATATATTTCTGGAACGTCTGGAATATATATCTCACGAATTTGAATATCAGGAATTTCAATCGTAGGCATCTCTTGGTAAATAAACTTCTACAAAAGAATTACATTTAGGACAAGAAAGATTAGTTATCATACTATACTCTCCAGACCTTAATGGATAATCTTCTTCATCTAAACTATGATCTCCACCCCAGATTAGTTCAGTTTTACAATGCCAACAGTTCATATACCAAAGCCTTCTGGTAAATCCATGGGTGGCTGTACCATCTCAGGAAGTCCTTTATCTAATAGTTTAGGCATCATGCCTTGAACATTACCAAGGATCTCATTCATAACCCTTGATTTGAATTGTTCCGAAGTTACATACTTGTAACCTAAGTATGCTCCTCCACTCATGGAAGCTACCATTACAAATGAAACTATGCTAAGAATATTAGCG